CTATCGCTTTCCTCCGGGATCCACTTTCGTGGTACCATTGGATAATGATTGCGTATTCCCAGAGAGCCTTTGTGCTGATAACTTGGCTGTTGTTTACCATGCTGGTGTCCCTCCCTATTGTTCCTCTACTGATGTTCTCAAAGAAGGGAATTCCTAAGTTCCTAGGCCGTCTCGTTACGCTATTTGAGGCTCGGGGTAAGGTTCGGATTGTTGCTATCACTGACTGGTGGACGCAGGTTTTACTTGCACCCCTCCATAAGGCGATTTTCAACATTTTGAAACGAATTCCCCAGGATGGAACGTTTGACCAACTTGGTCCCGTCCATTCCCTCATAGCATACGTACGTGCCTCGGGCTCAGGAGTTTACTCCTATGATCTTTCAGCTGCTACGGATAGATTACCTGTTGTGTTCCAGGTGCAAGTCCTTACGGCCCTCGGGGTCGCTTGGGCAGGCCACTGGGCGCAACTCTTAACAGTTCGTCCTTGGTACTTGAAGAGTAAGCCAGTGTTTTACTCAGTGGGTCAGCCGATGGGGGCACTGTCCTCATGGGCTATGTTGGCTATTTCTCACCATATCTTGGTGCAAATCGCCTCTCATCGAGTCGGTAACGAAGGTTGGTTCAACCACTACGCTGTCCTTGGTGACGATATTGTCATCGCGGATGAGAAGGTGGCTCGGGCCTATCTGTCTCTTATAGAATCCCTTGGGGTCCCCATTAACAAATCGAAATCTTTCGAGATGGCTAGTGGAGGCCTGGAATTTGCTAAGAGATGGATCCATCCTACCTACGGAGATTTATCTCCGATAGGTCCTGGATTGATCCTCGCGGCCATTCGGAATCCACGGATGCTGGTGACACTCTTCCAAGATTGTCTTGGACGAGGGTACATCTTTTCTACGCACGTTGTTTCAGATCTAGGCCGGTTCCTAGTGATGATCCGTCCACGTAAGTGGTTGGATCGCCACATGGCGCCGATCTTTTCCTCAGTATTTGGACCAACCGGAGGATTGTGGGAGACGGCCAGTGGGCCTTATTATAAGGCTGTCTGGATCGCGTATTTCCCGAACCGGGTGACAGACAAGCTCGACGAGCTGATCGATATTCTATACCGATTAGTCGTTGAGTCACAGAAACCCCCCTTATCAGAGGAGGAATCCATGGCACAGTTAACTTCTAACTTCTGGAAGTCGACTGCGTTGACTGGGTCTTACTTTGGAGGGTGGTTCTGGGCACCCTTGTTGTTAGTTTCACCGTCTTTCTGGGTCTACTATGACCTAGCTCACCG